TTGTTTTAGAAACATGGACTGGCTTATCATTAGATCCTAAAGCTGACAATTATATTTCTAAAGTAATTGGTGACCAATATTACACTTATAACTCTACTGAAAACTATATTCAAATTACAGGTTCATACCGTAATGCTTCTAGATATGTAAGAGTAGCTTCTGTAAATTCTAAAACCCCAGATTATTTTGATAATGCAGGAAATGCTAAAGCTGAATATACAGGCTCTATTCCAGCAGCTGGATCAGGATCATATGGTGGTACCTTCTCAGGGGGTGTTGGTAGTGTAATTAGTGCTACAGCAGTTAATAAAATGTATGGTGATATTGGTACTAATACCCAAGGTTTAGTAGGTACTGATTACGATAACATGTTAGATCTTCTTGCTAACCAAGATGATTACGCTTATAACATGTTAGTAACCCCAGGTTTAACTAATGCCTCTCACACTTCACAAGTAACAACTGCTTTATCAAATGCAGGAACTAGAGGTGATAACATTTACGTATTAGATTTAGTAAACTATGCTTCTTCAATCAGTACAGTAACTACACAAGCTGGTTCTAGAGACAGTTCATACGGTGCTGCTTACTGGCCTTGGTTACAAACCATCGATCCAGATACAGGTGATCAAGTATGGGTACCAGCTTCGACAATGATTCCGGGAGTTTACGCGTTTAACGATAATGCTTCTGAGCCTTGGTTCGCTCCGGCGGGTATTAATAGAGGTGGTTTAACCACGGTAATTCGCCCAGAAAGAAAATTATCTCAATCTAACAGAGATACATTATACTCAGGAAATGTTAATCCAATTGCTTCATTCCCAGGTGTTGGAACTGTAGTATACGGTCAAAAGACATTACAGAGAAAAGCTTCTGCCTTAGATAGAGTAAACGTAAGAAGATTATTAATTGATCTTAAGAGCTACATTGGTCAACTTGCTAAAAACTTAGTATTTGAACAAAACACAGCTGCTACAAGAAATAACTTCTTATCACAAGTTAACCCATACTTAGAATCAGTAGTTCAAAGACAAGGTTTATACGCATTTAAGGTAGTAATGGACGAAAGCAACAATACCCCAGATGTTGTAGATAGAAACATGTTAGTAGGTCAGATTTACTTACAACCTACTAAGACAGCTGAATTCATCTACTTAGACTTTAACGTATTACCAACTGGCGCTACATTCCCAGCGTAAGAGTTAAAAATTTGAATATTTATAATAAATAATTATATAGCAAAATGGCAGTATTAGATCCGAACGAAATTTTCTTTACAGCATTTGAACCTAAACAACCAAATAGGTTTATAATGTATATTGATGGTATGCCATCATTTATGGTAAAAGGAGTAGGCGCCGTAACATTAACACAAGGAAGTGTACCTCTTAATCATATTAACGTTCAACGCTTTGTAAAAGGTAAAACAGTATGGAACCCAATTCAGTTCACATTGTTTGATCCAATTACACCTTCAGGCGCACAAGCTGTAATGGAATGGGTTCGTTTACACCACGAATCAGTAACAGGTAGAGATGGCTACAGTGATTTCTACAAGAAAGACTTAACATTCAACGTATTAGGCCCTGTTGGTGACATCGTTTCAGAATGGATTATTAAAGGTGCTTTAATTACTGAAGCTAACTTTGGTGATTACAACTGGGATACTGTTGATACTGCTGTTCAAATTACAATGACAGTTCAACCAGATTACTGCGTATTGAACTTCTAAGAAAATTTCGCATATTTTTGTAAAGAGAGCTTGCCTTCGGACAAGCTCTTTTTTATCGTTATATTTATACTCGAACAAAGTTATTACTAATAAAAGATATGGAATTTAACCTACCAACAGAAACAATCGAATTACCTTCAAAAGGTTTATTATATCCTGAAGGTCACCCCCTAAGAAGTGGTACTATTGAAATGAAGTATATGACAGCGAAAGAAGAAGATATTCTTTCTAACCAATCATATATTCAAAAAGGTACTGTATTAGATAAACTACTTCAATCACTTATTGTAACTAAATTTAATTATGGAGATCTTTTAATTGGAGACAAGAATGCTCTAATGGTAGCAGCTCGTATCTTAGGTTATGGTAAAGACTATAAATTTACTTATAAAGGCGAGGAACACACAGTAGATTTATCAACACTTGAATCTAAACCCATATCTGAAGAAGTTTCCCAATCTTCTACTAATGAATTTAACTATACCCTCCCCACATCAGGAATAGAAATTACTTTTAAGTTATTAACTTCAGGAGATGAATCTAATATAACTCAAGAGTTAGAAGGACTTAAAAAATTAGCCCCTAATTCTTCACCCCCTGAATTAACTACTCGTTTAAAACATATTATTACATCTGTAAATGGGGAACGAGATAAAAAAGCAGTTAGGCAATTTGTAGATAATTATCTTTTAGCAGCCGATTCACGTGCTTTAAGAACAAAAGTAGTAGAAATCACTCCCGACGTAGATTTAACTTTTTTTCCCGATTCCACCGGAGACAAAGTTGACATCCCAATTGGCCTTAAGTTTTTTTGGCCTGACACCTGATCAGGCACCTGAATATAGAGTAGGTTTATTTAAACAAATCCATGAAATTGTTTTTCATGGTCAAGGAGGCTATTCTTGGCAAGAAATTTATAATATGCCAAGATGGCTTCGTCTATTTACTTTTAAACAAATAGAAGAATATTATAAAGATCAAAAAGCTCAAATAGATCAAGTATCCTCAAAAGGATCATCTACACTAGTTGATTCATCTGGTAAAGTTAACAAATCAATATTCCCTACAACCAACCCAGCTAAATACAAATAAAAAATTAAATTTTTTAATATTTATTAGTATATAACCCAACTATAGATGGCTACACCAGAAGAAATAAGGCTTTCAGACCAGTATAATGAAAAACTTCGAGAAAGACTAGCGCTTGAAGAAAAACTTAGAGGTGAACTAAACGAAGAATATGGTACTCTTAAGGATATTAATAATCTCCTTATAGGTAACCTTAGTGAACTTTCTAAACAAAATTTTGCAAAAAAATCAGCTCTTAGTGCTTCAAGAGAACTTAAAGGTATTTCTGACAAACTTATAGACGATGCTATTGGAATCTTAGATCTTCAAAAAGATGATCTAGAAAACTTAAAATCTAAAAATGATATTGCTCAAGAAAGATTAAGAATAGCTGCGGAAGATAAGAACCTTTCAAAAGAAGATCAAGAAACTACTTTAGATAATTTCCGCAATGCTGTTTTATTAAATGCAGAAATTGAAAAACGTTTAGGTTACGAAAAAAATATTCTTAAAGCTATGGGTTTACAATCCAACCTTGCATCAGGCATTAGTGATGGTTTAAAAAAGGCTGGGTTTGGTAAATTAGCTAATGCTCTAGGAATTGATGATGCTTTAAAGAAAAATCGAAAATTTACTAAATCTTTATTAGATGGTGGTAAAAAATCTGCTACAATAGGTGATAAGTTTAAAATAGCAGTAGATTTAGCTAAAAATTTAGGTAAAAATCTTTTAAAAGCCTTAGGTCCTGTTGTTTTAATTGCTGAATTAGTACAAGGTATTTTTAGAGCTGATCAAGAAACTACTGAATTAGGTAAATCTATGGCTTTAACTAAAGGTGAAGCTACTTTATTTAGAGAAAACCTAGCAGAAGCAGCTCGTGACAGTGGTAATTTAGCTGTTACTAGTGAAAAAGTAGTAAAAAACTTTAATGCACTTAACAAACAGTTAGGTTTTATTAATAACTTTACTTTAGATACTTTAGTTACTATGACTAAACTTACTGAACAAGTAGGTTTAAGTGCTGAAGAAGCAGGAGCATTAGTAACACTATCCGAAGCCAGAGGAAAAAACGCCGAAGACGAATATAAATCAGCATTAGCTACTAGTTATCAGTTACAACGCCAATCAGGTATCCAATTTGACCTTAGAGAAATTTTAAAAGATATAGGTAAAATCTCAGGTCAACTTAGAGCTAATTTAGGAGCTAATCCTAAAGCAATGGCTGAAGCTGTTACTTTAGCTAAACAATTAGGAGGTTCTTTAAACGAAGTTAAATCAGTATCTTCAGCTAT